CCGTGAGCGCCCCCTGGTATGCGCCGGGGGAACTGATCTTGCCGATCGTCGTGAAGTTGACGTTGTCGAGCGAGACGTCGACGAAGCAGCCGCCCCAGTTTGCGCCGCCATTTTTTCCCGACGCCGCGATGATGACTTCGGGGGTCGCACCCGACAGCGCCGACGACGGCTCGAAGATGGCCGGCGGGTTGATGGACGGTGGCGCGATCTGCTGATTCGTGCTCGAGCCGGTCGCCGAGCCCATCGTGCCGCCCTGCGGCGTTGCGATCCCGGTCGTCCCCGGCACTTCCTCGGCGACGATCTTCAGGCGCCCATCGCCATCTTCCTCGATCGACTGAATGCGGACGAGCGCGGCGTTGAGACCGATATTGGGCTCCGTCAGCGTGACGAGCGAGCCGGGGATGAGCCGGATGTACCGATACGAGAGCGTGAACTCGTAGGTGTTGCGGATGTAGCTGAGTCGCTTGCCGATCAGATTGACGACGGTCGTCGCCACGCCGATGTCGCAGACCTCGTCGCCCTGCACGCTCGACGCGTCGCGAATGCCGTAGATGTCGATCAGAAACTGGTCCTTGTATTCGACCGTGTTCTGTCCGTAATCCACGCTGCGATCGGTCCACTGAAGGACGACGCGGTTGTAGCAGTCCGACGGGTCTTTGCGCGTGACCGTGACCGGCGTGTCGCCGAGAAAGTCGCTGAGACCGAGCGCGTATGCGGGCGTCAGGTCGGGCGTGTACGTCTGCCCGTTGCCAGAGAGCGCGACGTCGCCGAGCGGGACGAAGCGCAGGACCGTGCCGTCCCAGAAGATCCACGTGTTCGACAGCTGCGCCCAGCGGTCGATGATGTCGATGACCTTCTCTTGCGACTTGAGATACGGCGAGAAGTACAGCCCCTGCGACGCGGTGTATGCGAAGTAGACCGCGAGCGACGTCGAATCGATATCGCCGCTCGACAGGCCCATGCCGTAGCGCAGGCTCGTCAGCAGATCGACGATGATGTCGGCGAACGAATAGTCGTATCCGGGGACGGTGGAGACGGTGTTGGAGCCGTTGCTTGGGCCGCTGTACGGCGCGGTCAACGTCGCCGTCGTGCTCGACGTGACCGAGGACGCGACGATGTAGTAGTACCCGAGCTGCGTCGAGAACTGCAGCAGCGTGCCCGCGGCGAGCGTCTGAGGCGACGAGAACGTGACCGCATTGGAGAGATTCGTCGTCCCCGCCGTGCCCGCGAGCTGCAGCGGCGACGATGCGCGCGCGTAGCCTGGATTCGGAATGCGCGTGCACTCGAACGACTGCTGAGGGATCGAGCGCGGCATGCGCGCAAGGACGATCGAGCCAGCCGGCGTCACGCCTTGCGTGAGGACATGCCCGCTCGCCACGTACGCGATGAACGGGTACGAGAGTCGTTGATCCGCCGTGTAGTTCGCTCGGAAGAGCCAGTCCCATACGGCTTGCCCGCTCGCGCCGGTGAAGACCTCATAATCCGCCGGCAGGTCGCCAACGGTGACGAACACGCGCTGGCCGTCCCAGCATCGCTGCACCGGGCACGTCTGGACGCTGGCGGTTACGATCCCGCTCGTGCCGTCGTCGTCGTAGACCTGCGTGAGCGTGCCCGCAGTGCTCGAGCTCAGCGTCGACGCGAGCATGTAGGGCTTATTCGGCTGCGTCGAGAAGAGGAGCACCGTTCCCGCCGGCAGCGTCTGCGCGACCGAGAACGTGAAGCTCGCGTTGCCGTGCTGGAGCGTCGCCGTGCCCGAGATGGCGATCGGGCCGGTCATGGGGCCTTCGCCGAGCGCGAAGATCATCGGCCAGGCGATGTCGCCGGATTGGTCGTTGACGGGGAAAGGCAGGCCATCGAGCGGCGTGAAACCGAAGGACTGCGTAGTCGGATTGCCAGCGGCGTCGCTCGCCTGCGGCTGCAGCGCGCTGACCCACACGACGTTGACGGTGATGCGACGCTGACCCCACCAGATCGCGACGGGGATGTCCGTTGCCGAGGTGTGCAGCGAAAAACCCGTGTAATCTGGCGGGCCTTGGTAGACGAGTAGCTTGGTGTTGTTCATTCGCCTCTGCGCTGCACGGATGAGCAACGTTGCGTCCAGCCGCCGCGGCCGTACGTTTCTGGGATATGAGGATGCGAATTGCGCTCGCCGCGCTGGCGGCGATGGGGTGTGGCGGCGGCGCTGGTACCGTTGGGACGCAGTCGGACCCGTCGACGACGGATGGCGGCAGCGACAACGTGACGCCCGACTGGGCGCTACATCCTTCGGTCAGTTGCCGGTACACGAACCCCGCTGGGTTCGGCGACGAACATTACGGATACATCGTCGTCCAGTGCGGCCAGATGCAGCCCGATTTCCCGCACTCTGGAGTGCAGTTCGACGGTGAGACCTGCGACATCAATCACATCCCCTCGCACCCGTGCGCCGATGGGACTCCCTGCACTGCCGTGTTCACGTGCGTTGATGGCAACTCGACGACGTCGCTAAACGCGCAGTGCAGCCTGACGACGGGCGCCCTGTTGCCGCCGGCGCCGGGCGGCATGTTCGGGCAGATGGTCTGCGAGACGCTCCATTAGGTCATCCCATTCGCCGTCTGCTCCGGCGTCGGCACATAAGGGAAGCCGCGGAAGTTGGCGACGTTCGAGTAGCCGTTGCAGTTGCCGCCAGCGCTCGGCGTAATCGCGCCGCCTGTCGCGTCGAGGCCTAGCGTCTTGTCGCAGCCTTGCAGCGCGTTGAAGCTGTCCCCCGCGGTCGGCACGATCGGCAGCGGATAGACGAGCGTCACGCCCGTCGAGTCCGCGGCGACGATGCTTCGCCCGAGACCGTTCGCTGCGCCGCTCGTCATCGTGAGCTTGCCGCTAACATAGAGCTTCGGGTTCCCCGGCGGCGTGGCCCACGGGACGAACGTCGACGAGGGAGCGGGCGACGATCCCACCGTGAACGCATGCGTGAAGCTGCCCGCCGAGAGCGTGCACGCGGCGTCGCAGAACGTGTTGAGGCACCCCGACTGATACACGTTCCGGGGCGCGTTCATGTCGAGCTTGTTGTTCCGGCCCTTGACCGTGAGCGCGATGCGATTGCCCGTGACCTGCACCTGCCCGACGTCGCCGACGAAAAGAGTGATGATCCCATACGTCGTCGTGTCGCCCGGGGTCGGCATGTACGCACGCGCGAGCACGATCTGACCGCCGTCGAAGAGGCCCAGGACCGCCTCGCTCTTCAAATTCGGCGTCGCGTTCGCCGCCTCGATCTCGATGTCGAGCTGCGGGACGGTCATCGTGTACGTGAGGCTTCGCCGGCCGCGCTTGATCGGCGTGGCGACATAGGTGAGTCCGCCGATGACGAGGCTCGTGTTGTAGCTCGTCCAGTAGTACTGCGCGCCGCTGAGAAGCGACGCAGAGTAGATGTCAGCTTGCTCTTTGATGTTGCCGGCGGCGAGGGCCGTGGCGAGCGCACCGGAGCAGGGCAGTAGGACGGACATGCGGTCAGGCTCCGGCGCGGCAGGTCTGAATCGTGACCTTCATGATCTGCCAGTGGTACTGCGTGAATCGCTCGAAGCTGAGGATGTTCTCGGCGAATCGGCAGTAGTAGTAGAACTGAAAGTCCATCGTGATGATGTCGGTATTGGGCGGCGCCGAATGGAAGTGCAGAATCTGATTGCCCGGCGTCGTCGTCACGATGTCGTAGCTCGTGCCGGATTGCAGCACGCCAGCCAGGTACACGTTGACCGTGTGCGACAGGTCGACCATGCCGACCGGCTCGGCGCCGGAACCGTATGGGTACACGCCCGGGGAGAACGACTGCCCGAACGTGCGCGTGATGACGTAGTCCGTGGTAACGCCATCGCCGACGCCAATCAGCGTGCCGGTTGCGATGTAGTCATCGGTCCACTGAAAGAGAAAGCGGCCCGAGGTGCCCTTCGCGGCGAGGAAAAACCCCATGACCGCCTGCATCTCTTGATTGACGCTGTCGCTTCGCAGGAATTCGTAGGTGAGCTCGAACGTATGCAGCGGCGTCGATGCAAGCGAGATGTCGATGCTCGATCCGCTCGACGCGATCGCGCTCGGCATGTTGAAAAAGTTCGGCGTCCAACGGACGGGGAACGCGAGACCAAGAAGGCCCACGGGGTACTTGAGCAGCGACACGGCTACATGTTCTTTCGCAGGCTGCCGTCACGCGAGCGTGCCGCGATCCACGCGAGCATCGTGCGGCTCTCGCTCTCGAGCATCTGCGCGAGCGTCGCGCGCTCGGGCGCGTTGATGTGCGGCATGTAGTGGAGGTTCACTTCGCCGCCGCCGCCTTGGCCTTTCGCGATGATCTGCTGGATGCCCGTCGACAGGTGCGCCGGCAGGACCATCTCGTTCTTGTGCGCGAAGACGAGCTGGTCGCGATCGAGCGTCATGCCGCCGGCGGCGAACGCAAGGCCTTCGTACGCGATCGTGTCGGCGTACGTTGCCGCCGCGGCGCCCGCAGCCAAGCCCGGACCCACGATGGGGATGCCTGCCACGGCGCTCGCGGCTCCGGCGGCCGCGACCGCGGCGAGGGCCGGGATCTGCGTCGCGGCCTGCGTGCGCGTGCTCGCTTCGGCGACGAGCGCGTTGGTGATTTGCGTCTCGAGCCACTTTTCGGCCATCTGCTCGAGCATGGAGAGAAAGCTCTGCAGAATGCTCGTGCCCATCTGCTTCATCGCGTCTTGCAGCGATTTGCCGCTGACGATCATCGAGTTGATCGCCTGATTGAATCCTTGCGCGAGCGGCGCGGCGAAGGTCTGCACGTCCTTCTGCACTGCCTTGCGCTCTTCGTCCTGGATCTTCTCGACCTCTTTCGTGAAGTCCTTGACGATTTTCTCGCGTTGCTTGTAGACGTCCTCGTAGGCCTTGGTGCCGACGGTGAGCGTTTGCAACTCCGCATCGAGGCGCGCCAGCTGCTGGCCCTTGATGGTCTCAGTCAGCTGCAGTTCGAGTGCAGCCCGCTGCATTGGCCCGATGCGTTCGGCGTCAAACTGACGCTGCACGCCTTCGATCGCGACCGACAGCCGCTCGTTCGAGTCGCGCACGAAGTCGCCTAGCGACTTCTGCGCAAGCTGCGCGCGGCGCGTCTCGGCATCCTGCTGAATCGCAAGCAGGCGCCCCTCGTGCTCCTGCTGGAGCTGCTGCATCTGGTCGAGCACTTTCTCCTTGTCGAGAAAGCTCTTGCCCGAGACCTGTAGCTCCTTGTCGAGCGCCTCCTGCTGGATCTTGAATTTCAGGTCCTCCAGGTGCTGCTGCTGCGCTACGAACGCGTCGACGCTCTCCTGTCCCATCGCGAGCAGGTGCTCGCTTGTCTTCTCGGCGATGGCGATGGACGCAAGCCCGAGCTTCTCTTGCGCGGCGATTTCCTCTTCGGCCTCGGCGTCGGGCTTGCCCTTGCCGGGCGCGACGAAGCTCTTGGCGCCGCCGCCGGCCGGCTTGTACGGGTTGCTCGTGTCGCCGACTTTCGGCTTGCCGTACAGGTCGTCGATGACCTTCGCGCCCTCTTGCGCTTCGTGCGTAATAGTGTCGAACGCGGCTTTCCAGTCGTCGGCGATGTCGGCGCCGATCTTGCCCATGTCCTCTTTGAGCTTGCCCCACTGGCCCGTGAAGACGTCGTAGAGCAGGTCACTGCCGCGCTTCAGCGACTCCCAGAGCGTCGCCAGAACGGCCATGATGACCGAGACGGCCGCGGTGATGCCGACCTTCGCCGCCTCGAACGAGGCGACGAGGAACTTGACGGCCTCGCCCGCTGCCTCGAGCAGCTGCACGCCGGGGCCGCCCATCCACTGCAGCGCCGCCGTCGCGATGGGCAGGAGGCGCTGTCCGATCGACAGCTGCAGTGCCTCGAACATCGTGCGAAGATCGTTCGTGCGTTCTTCGAGCTCAACCGACGCGCTGCCCGTGCCCGACAACTGCACGCCGAATTCCTTGTAGATGGCGATCTGCCGGTCGACGGACTCGTTCGTGACCCGCATGAGGTCGTACACGTCCGCGGCGCGACGGCCGAACACCTCGAGCGCGAACGCGTTCTGGTCGGTGCCGGACTTGTACTCGCCCATCGTGCGGATGGCCGAGTCGATGAGGTCTTTGCCGCCGAGTAGCTCCCCATTGGCGTCGCGCGTAGCGATGCCCATTTGCCGGAAGCCGTCCTCGTTCGTCTTGAGGCGCATCTCCATGCGCAGCGCGAGCGATTCGTACTCCTGCGCGCTCGAGCCCACGCCGCGAAGGGCCGCCGACAGGCCTGCGGCTTCCTCCTCGCTCGTCCCCATCATCGCCGCGAACTTCGCGTTCGACAGCGAGAATTCTTCGGCCTTGCCGATGGTGCCCTCGAAGGCGCTCTTGACGGCCTCGAGCGACTCCTTGGCAATCTCCTTGAATTCGAGGAACGCGGCGCCAGATAGAACGTCGTGAAGGAGCCCCTCCTCCTTCTTCACGCTTTCGGCCATCGAGTGGACGTCGCTGGCGATGCCCTCGGTCGTCCCCGTGATCTGGGCGCGCGCCTCGTTCAACCCCGAGATCAGCTGGTCAATTTTGGCGATGAGCTCGACGGAGATCTGGTCGTCAGCCATTCTGCCTCCGTTTGGCGTGTCGCTCGCGAATCTCGCGACGCTTCGCCTCGAGATCGATCGGTGGCGGCGGCTCGTCGGGCGCCTTCACGCCGAATAGGCCGAGGAGCTCCTCCGCCTGCCGACGCCTGTCGGCGTCCGTGACGGCGCGCTTGCGCTGCGGGCGCTTGAAGCCGGCGAAGCTGGCGAAGAGAACGCCTACAGGCGGCTCCAGCTGCCAGTGCTCGAGAAGCGCGTTGATCCGGGGAACGTCCAGCGACCGCCAGACGTAGTCCCACGTCCAGCCGGTGCGAGCGCACACGAGCGCCGTCAGCGCGCGCCAGTCTGGAAGTTCCCCTTCGTTTCCCCCGCGGCAGCCGGCTCCCCTGCGGCGCGCACGCGCGTCAGTCCGGTCTGACTCGTCACGACGTCGACGGCCGATACGAGCGTCGCGAAGTCGGCGCCCATGCGGTCGAACTCCTCGCGCGTCAGGTCCGGATGCGCACGGCGCAGGCCCCAGTACAGGATCGTGCCGAGCATCCGAAAATACTCGCCGGTGATCGGCTTGCCGGCGGCGAGATCGCTCCGCCACTTCGGCAGGTCGACGAGCAGAATCGGCGCGACGATCTCGAGCTGCTCTGGAGCGAGCGGTGGCATAGGCCAGCGCTTGCCTTCGATCGTGATCGTGGGCACGCGCTCGTCGGACAGATATTCCTTGTTCGGCTCCGTCATCACCGCACCAGCGTGATGGTGCCGATGGTGTTCGACGCGTCGGCGAACGCCTGGAAGTCGAACTCGGGGATCTGGTAGTCGACGTTCTTGAGTGGGAATCCGAGCTTGCTTGAGCGGCACGAGTTGAGCTTCAGGTTGAGCGTGTTCACGACGCCGCTGTTGTTCGGGTAGTTCAGCTGCACGTGAAGCTCGAAGCTCGGCGTGATGCCCATTAGCTGATTGTTGATCGTGATGAGCTTGTTCGTCGTCACGCCCGTGCCGACCGTGTAGCTGTAGCTGATGAGAAGCGTGCCAGCTTCGGACGCGTTGAACGTGTAGACGCCGCCTGGCTCCGTCACGGAGTAGGAGCCGACCGCCGGCGCGCTCGCCACGCGTGTGAGTTCGATGCCGGTCGCTTGGTAGAAGACGCCGAGGTCATGCACGAAGGTGCCGGTGCTGGGCGGCGCGATCGTGACCGTCGTTGCGGCCGTGTGCGACTCGTCGATGACCGCCTGTTCGCCGACGCCCGCTCCCGTCGTCAGCGTCTGGCCAAAAAACATGTCGTTGTAGAGGTTCGCCTGGATGTCGGCGAACTTGGCCTTCCCGGTGATCTTGCACTGGCCACCGGCGATATCGACCGCGAACTGATACTGACCGATCAGCTCTTTCAGCGTGCGCTCGAATTCGATGTCCACGTCTTGCACGACTCCAAATCGCGCCGGGGTGGGGGTGGTGATCGCCGTGTTGTTCGCGTCGACGCCCGTGCGTCGACCGATCAGTGTGCCAACACCGAAATTGTAGGTTCCCATGGTGCCTATTCCTCGTGCGGATGGACGTGTGCCTTGCGGCGCGCGCAGCCGTGCGCGGCCGAGGTGTGCTGCGCCGCGAACCCGCGGCTATGTGCGCCCGGTCAGGGCAGGATTACGACGATCGGGATGACGGCGATTGAAGTGCCGTCGCCGGTGAAGTTCTCGGCGTATTCGATGTTGCCGTCGATGCGCGCTGACGCGGTGATGCCGCCCAGCGTCTGGATGTTCGTGACCTTGTTCGTCGGCTCAAGCGCCGCCTCGATGGCATCGATCATTGCGTTGAGCTGCGTGCTCGGAACGACGCTGTCCGCCTGCGCGTACGAGACGACGAGCCAGACCGAGAAATGCATGCTGCGCTTGCTGGGGAGGCCAAGCGCGCCACGCGCGTTCGGCTCAACGATCTGCGTCTGGAAGAGCGCCGGCATCTGCGCCGGCTCGAGACGACGCGGGTCCACGAGGACGCGGCTGCTGTACGCGGCGCCTGCCGCGCCAGAGACGAGCGTGAAGAGCGCCGCCGCCACCGCTTCGCGGGCCTGGACGCTCATCGCGACCCTTCCTTTACTGCGGTCTCAAGCGCGCTACGGACCTGCGACTCCATCGCCCGGAGCGTCGCGCGCAGAAACGACCGCTCTGGGTAATGCGCTTGGTGGGCCCGGACTTCGATCTCGTGCAGCGAGACCGCCCGGCCGAACACCTGCGAGACGCGCCGCGTGTGGGCCGGTACATCGAAGACTCCGCCGTACTCGTGGACCGCGGCATACCGCACCTTCGTGCCGACGCGCCCCGTGAAGCCCGACGCATCCTCAAGAAATTGCGTGTTGATGCTGGACGCGAGCACGCCCGTCCGGCGGTGCAGCGGATCGCCGGACAGTTTGCCCGTCACCGTGTTCGCCTGGATCGCGAAGAGCTGCCGCTGCATCTCTGCACGCACGCTCGTGCGGATCTGGTCGGACATGGACGCGATGCGCGCTACGACTTGCTCGGCGCCGGAAACCTTGACCTCGATCATGGGTAGATCGGGGTCACGTTTCGGTACGAATTCAGCATCGTGCGCGCCGCCTCATTCATGTCTTTTTGAGAGAACGCGGTCGTCCCGCCCTGCGTAAGCTGCTGGCTCGTTTCGCCGATGCGGCGAAGGACCTTGAGCCGCTCGCCGGCGATCTCAATGAGAGGCTGCACGAGGTCTTCCGGCGTGTAGCCATACGTGATGGTCACGGCCGCGCCGACGTCGGCGGCGTTGAAGACGTACTGCGCGGTTTTGCCCGAGTCGACGCCGAGCTGGTACTGCCCGGCCGCTGGCGCGCCGCTGACCTTCACGAGCGCCGTGCCGTTCGCGTACGCGACGCCCTGGTCGCTGTTCCATGGCCGGGCAAGGCCCGTTACGCTAAGCGGCGTCGCGACAGTCACCACGTCGGACCACTGGTAGCCGGCGCGGTAGACAATCTGTATGTTCTGGATGCCGCGGGGGAAGTGCCCGTAGCCGTACCCATAGCCGCTGATGGACCCCCAGCAGCCACCGTCGATGAACACGCTCGCGCCGTCCGTCACGTAGCCGTACGCGCCCGGCTGCGAGCGCGCCGGGATACTCGTCGTGCCGATGGTGAGCGACGTCACGCTGAGGACGGGTCGATTGAGGAGCATCATCGACCGCGTGTTGTCGCCGTTGCGGACTTCCGTGTACGTCGCCGGCTGGATCTGCCGCTGCAGGTACGACGTCGCGAACTGGCTCACCGCCGTAACGACGCGGGCGTAGAGCGCGTCCGCGTTCGTGCCGGCGGGGAACGGCTGCGTGCCGCTCGAATTGAGCCAGTCCTTGACGTTTTGCAGCGTGAAGAGGTCGACGACGGCCACGGGCGCCTTACTTCGTCGGCGCCTTGGGAGCGGCCGGCGCCGTCAGCGCAGCGAGCTGCGCCTGCAGCTTGGCGATCGTGTCGCCTTGCTGAGCAAGCAAGGACATCATCGCCGAGGTCGTCGCGTCCTGCGGCGAACCGGTGTCGTCGAACTTGCTCTTCTGGTACTTGTCGAGCAGCGATTGCTGCGCGCGCCGCGCCGCCACGACTTCGTCGTACTCGTGCGGCGCCACGAAATCCTGCGAGCGCGCCGCGTCCGCGTGAATCGGCAGCACGTCGATGAAACCGTGCGCATCCACCGCGTACATCTGGCCCTGAAGCGACACGCTGGCGCGGTCGGGCCGCGTGCAGCGCATTTTGATGGTCTCAAGTCCCATGTTCCGAATCTCCTCTTTGAACAAGGAGGCGACCCGGCGCGCGCGGGATGAGAGGAGAAGTGCCCTCGCGCGCCGAGTGCCTCGATTTGTGGATCAGCCCGCGGCGATGTTCGTGATGACGCCCATGCTCGGCGGGAAGTAGTGCTGCAGCACTCCGTCCGCGTAGATGCCGTACTCCCACTTGCGCGACCGAAGCGGCCACTCGATCTGGTAGTACTCTTGGCGCATCTTCATCTGG